GTCCCATGTGCGGCAGTAAATTGAGGCAACATGAGCGAACCAAAGACAGCACGGCAGCATAATGCCGCATTGACAGGTTTTACCGAGAACTTTGAGAAAATCCGCATCCCAGGTCTCGAACCGCCGCCCGGTACCAAGTCCGGAGAACTGCCCGAAGGGTGGAAAGAGAAATATCGTAAATTGCTGAACGGGCGCATTCGCCGTGATACGGATTTGCTGGCTGAACGTTGCCGGGATTATTTCAAAGTAGCCAAAGGACGTGTGACGGTCGTAGAATACATGCTTAATTCATGGCTCACACTCGAAGAGCAGCGCGATTTGGCTATTGTCGGCCGTCTGGTTCTTCTTGTTGATGGCAGCGACCTAAAACGGCTTTGGTCGTTGGACGTTTCGCCATGAGTGTTCGTTGAAATAGTTGCCAATGGCGGTTGGCGCGATTACACTCCCACCACATGGCAACTGCACGCAGCGGCCTCGTCATTCGACCCGTAGCTCAATTTTTGAACGGGCTCACATCGCTTTACCAAAGACCGCCCAGCACCATCCGCAACATTTCGGAAGAAGGTTGGTTTTCGCCGTATCAGCCGGTCCAGCCCTACGGGCCTCCAGGCACCGAGCCGCGCGGATTCCAAACCTGGTCCGGCCAGAACCTCATCTTCACCCCGCGTGCAGATGCCGAACTTTCCGCCGCCGACTTGAAATTCTTGGCGACCTATCCGCTCGCGCGGATCTGCATCGAAAACGTAAAAGACACCGTGAGCCGCGCGCCATGGGAAATCCAATTGCGGCCGCATCCCCACGAAACGCGCCAGGAAGTCGCCAATCGCGCGAAAGGTGACCCAAGCCTTGCCAAGCTGAATCGCTTTTTCGAATATCCGGACCGCGAGCACAACTGGCAGGAATGGCTGCGGCCGCTGCTCGACGACATGCTCGTCATCGATGCGCCGGCAATTCTGATTCGCAAAACATTCAATGGTGACATTGCGGAACTGCCGGTCATCCGCGGCGACATGATTGTGCGCTACATCGATGAGCAAGGCTGGACGCCGGTGCCGCCAAGCCCAGCCTATGCCCAAAATTGGTGGGGCCTTCCGCTCGTCAATTTGACGACCGACCAGCTCGTTTACAAGCCACGGAACATCGTGCCGCGCAACACGCTATCTTCGCAGCTCTACGGCATGAGTCCGACCGAACAGCTTGCAACAGAAATTCAGGTCGGCATGAAGCGTCTGGAATTTGTTCTTTCCTATTACACGGAAGGGTCGGTCCCTGGCGTTGTGCAGGTTGTGCCGCGCGGGACCGCGCCCGACAAAATCGAAGAAGCGATGGAGTGGATGAATTCGCAGCTTGCCGGAAATCTTGCCGCGCGCAACCAATGGCGCCTGGTGCAAGGTTTCAACGAGCCGGGCAAGTCGGAGCAAATCGTTTTCTCGAAAGAGCCACTGCTCGCCGGGCTCTACGACGAAAAGCATATCCGCGAAATCGCTTTCGGATTCGGCACCAGCCCGCAGCGTTTGATGAAGATGATTCGCACAGAAGGAAAATCTTCCGCCGACGCCGCCGAGATTGAAGGCACGCTGCCGTGGGTTTTGTGGGTCAAGGGCATCGTTGACTTCATCATCCAGCGCAAGATGGGTTTCGTCGATTACGAAATCGCCATCAATCCGTATGCGGAACCGGATCCGCTCAAGAATGCGGCGGCATTGACGATGCTCGTCAGCAAGTGCGTGCTTACGCCAAACGAAGCGCGCAAGCGTGTTGGCGAAGAATTGCGGCCTGAGCCTGAGGCGGATCGCCTTGGCGTAATTACCGGAACCGGATTTGTTCCAGTCGGCATTCCTTCAGTGCAGGCCGGAGTGCAAATCGATGAGAAGGGCAATCCGAAGCCGCATCCCGTAACACCGACGTTGCCGCCTGGCGCTGGTGGCGCTGGCGGTGCCGGCAGCCACAACGCAACCCGCGGCGGAACTCCCGTATCCCAGGAAGCCGGGGGCGGCCGGTCGACTGGCAGGAACTCCGGAACGCCGAGCGGCAAAGAAAGCCTCGACGGTAAAAAAAAAATTCAGCAAGTCTTTCAATTCGAAAAAAGACTTGGCTCGCGTATTGAACCTGACGTACTGACGCCGGAATCGCATCAAGCCGTCCAGCATATTCAACAGGGCGTGCACCGAATTTTCCGGGCGCAGCTCGGCCACGCGCTTGGGATCGCGCGCACGCATTTTCATAAGACGCTCGGAAACATTCTTTCGAAGCGTCAGTTCGGTAACGTCCAATTCAATCTTTCTCCTGGCGATGCCCAAAAAGTTTTGACCATCCCGGTGAACGGCGGAGATTTTGCCGCAAAAGCGCGCGACGTGAACCCGCATGTCACCGTGCTGTGGGGTTTCCATCCCGAAGTGACTTCTGCGCAAATCAATGCCATCACCAAAGGGATTGGCAATATCGATGTCACTCTTGGGCCGCTTGAAGCATTTCCCGAAGGTCCGGACGGCGTGCCTCTGGTCATTCGCATCGAGAGCGAGAAGTTGCACAAGCTGAATGCCGATTTGAAATCTTTGCCGCACACGGAAGCGCATCCCGAATACAAGCCGCACATTTGCGTGGCTTATCTGCATCCGGACGCGCCTGCGGCCGATTATGTTTCTGCCGGCAATCCATTAGAAGGCGAAGTCTTCACGCTCGCAAATCTAGTCTACAGCGGGGTCGACTACACGGTGGAAGACCTCGAAAAGATGATGTTATCGAGTGAGCGTATCAAGCGCGCGGCGCGCGGGCACTTCAAAAAATCGAAAGAGGAAAGAATCGCGGACCCGGGCGAATACGACGAAGAAAAAGAAGCCAAAATCCGGAAAATGATTAGCCGTCATGCGGCCTATGCCGAACAGGGGCCGCTCTTTGATTCCAAAGGCAAATACTTGTGCTGCGATTGCTCTTTTCGTAAAGGCGAAGATGGGTGCGCGGTTGTCTCCGGACTCATTTCTCTTGAAACGGGCAGTTCGCGTCTGTGGACAACTGAAACGATTCCAGAAGAATCGTGGCCAAAGAAAATTTCGCAAGTTGAAGCTGGCTATGCGGAACGCCCGAAGGCCAAAGGGTTTGGCTGCAGCCGTTGTGAATACGCCGCGAAAGCGAACAATCCAGATAGTGCCGGCCGTCCATCGTGGTGCGGATTCTGGGGCTTGCACGTTCAACCGGCCGCGTGCTGCGCCGAAGAAGATGGCGACGATTTGATTTTTGCTCCAGGAGATAAATAATGAAAATTCTAAACTTTTTCCTTCGACCATTTCGTATTCAGTGGGCGCGCCGCTGCAAAGTGAAAGACGGTCGCGTGCGCGATGGCTGGATGCGCGTTCGTGAAAACCCGTATTTGAATAGAGAATAAAATGCCCTACTCCGAAGATGGCCACAACGTACCGGGCCACGTTCACGGCGACAAAAAACGCCGTCAGTGGTCGCATGTTTGGAACAGCGAATATCACAGCCAGAAAGGCAAAGGCAAATCCGACAAAGAAGCCGAAGAGATTGCTTTTGCAAGCGCGAATTCCGTTGCAGGCAAAGCAGCCACCGAACGGTTTGTGCTCTTGCTCGCCAAGGCAAACGAAGAAGATGCGCGCGCTTTTTCCGATGCGCTTATTGCTGCGCTTGAGGCCGACTGGCAAAACCTTCCTGTTGAAATTCAGCCATCTCTCGAATCGGCAACCTTGTCTGGGATCAGCCAAGGCATGATGCAGATTGATGTGTCGAATGCAGCACTGCTCGCTTCGGCGAATACCGTTGCGCAAAAATACGCGCAAGAACGTGCAGCGGAAATAGTGGGCATGCGGCGCGACCTGGAAGGCAATCTTGTGCCCAATCCCGATGCGCGCTGGGCCATTTCCGACACGACCCGCGAGCGGATCCAGGAAATTGTTTCTGACGCTTTTGCCGAGGAAACACCTCTTGAACAAATCCAGGAGGCTATCCAGCAGGCGCTCGAGGAAGAAGCAGACGGCAACGGAATTTTCAGCGAAGCGCGCGCCGAAATGATTGCGCGAACCGAAGTGAATATGGCACAAGCAGGCGGGAATTTCGAAGTCTGGCAAAAATCCGGTGTGGTCAAATCCATCAAATGGCTGACCTCCGAGGATGAAAAAGTGTGCGTAGTTTGCGAAGAGAACGACAGCCGTAGCGTCCCAATTGGCCAGCCTTTTCCAAGTGGAGACCTATATCCGGGAGCCCACCCGAATTGCCGTTGCGTGGTCGTGGTTGACGAGCTCCGGTAACCCTTCAAAAGTTTCCCTTGCTAGTGGTTGATTTTTTTGCAAACGTCCTAAGCGGAATGGACGACCTCCGAAAATTCATTCGTTTCACAAAGGTGGATTCCGTTCAGCGTCTCGTTTCCGGAATCGTTACCGCCGAACGCCCCGACAAAGAACTGGAAGTTTGCGACTACGAAAAATCCAAGCCTTACTATCAGAAGTGGAGCGACGAATTCAAAAAGGCTACGGATGGCGCATCGCTCGGCAATCTCCGCGAGATGCACGGCCTTGATGCTGCCGGCAAGGCTACTGGCTTATTTTTCAACGACACGGAAAAGCAAATCGAGATGACCTTCAAGGTCGTCGACGATGATGCCTGGAAAAAAGTCGAAGAGCGCGTTTACACCGGATTCAGCCAGGGTGGGCGCAAAGTTGGCTCGATGGAGCGCGACCCGGTTTTCAAAAATTGCATGCGCTATGTGGCGAATCCAACGGAAGTTTCTTTGGTCGATAATCCCTGCCTGCCAGACGCCCATTTTGCTTATGTGAAGTCGGATGGGTCGGTCGAGATGCGGAAGTTCCTGAATGTGGAACCACCCGTCAACCACACCGAACAGATTGCTGAATTGCAAAAAGAAGTCAATTTGCTCAAAGCAGCAAGCGTGCCAGCGGCGGCCGCGGCGGTTGAGCCAACGCCAGCAAAGGAAGTCACGAAGCGCGTAGGAGACAAGGATCTGGCTGCAACAAATTTCGCCTATGTGGCAGACCCGGAAAAACCGAACACCTGGAAAATTCCCATCCATGATGCGCCGCATGTGCGCAAGGCTCTTGCAGGCTGGGACCGCACGAAAGAAACTCCCGATTCGGCAAAAGGCAAGGTACGCGCCAAGATTGTCGCGGCCGCGAAAAAGCTGCACATCGACCTAGGCAATGAAAACGACAAGATGGCCGCGATTCGCGCGGAAGTCCGCAAGGCCGTGCGCATCTATTCGAACACGAATTCTTCGAAGATTCAGGATTCCAACATCCTTCTGCTCGACAGCGACATGGGCAAGATGCAGAAAGGCATGTGGGAAGTTTCGCGCCTCGCGATTTGCCTGGAAGATATTTGCAGCTTGCTGTATTCGGTCTGCGCAGAGCAGGAATGGGAGCTTGACGAAGAATCGCAGCTTCCAGACATGCTCCGCGAGAACGTCAGTGCGCTCGCGGAAAGCCTGGTTGCCATGGTCGACGAAGAGACCCGCGAGATACTGGAGCACGTCAAGCAGCACGCGAAATAAATTTTGTTGTTGCTAGTGGTTGATTTTGTCAGTAGCTTTTTTCTGAAGCAGGAGGAAC